TCGTTACCAAGTATAGAGAAATGGCGCTGCAGCCTGAAATTGACAGCGCAGTGGATGAGATTATCAACGAGATAATGGATATCTCAGAAGACAAAGTCGTCGACATACAGCTAGACCATATCGATAATCTATCAAATCCAATCAAAAAAGTCATACAAAAAGAGTTTGAGACTTGTCTCGGTCTGTTAGACTTCAATAGAACGGGCTACGAGATCGCTCGACGCTGGTATATCGATGGTCGTCTATACTATCACGCTATCATTGACGAAAAGAATCCAAAGAGTGGCATTCATGAAGTTCGATACATAGACCCGCGCAAGATTCGTAAGGTTCGTGAGATCTCGAGGCGTCCAATCACCACGCAGGCAGTCGATGCTCAAATATCTATTCCCATAGTTCGCAATGAGTACTACATATACAACGACCGTGGGTTTAACTATGGTAACAAAGTGGTCGGGCCCACCACGTCCGGACTCAAGATAGCGCGCGACTCAATCGTGCACACTGCGTCCGGGCTGACCGACACTCAGGGTACAATGGTACTTTCGTATCTGCATAAGGGAATCAAGGCACTCAATCAGCTCAGAGTTCTTGAGGACGCGCTGGTGATCTATCGTATCAGCAGAGCGCCAGAGCGCCGCATATGGTATATCGATGTCGGTAATCTTCCAAAGATGAAGGCCGAGCAGTACGTGCGCGACATCATGATAAAGCATAAGAACCGATTGATCTACGACGGATCGACCGGTGAGGTTCGAGATGACAGAAAGTTCATGACGATGCTTGAGGACTTCTGGCTGCCGCGCCGTGAGGGTGGCAGAGGCACAGAGGTCACCACACTGCCCGGTGGCCAGACTCTGGGTCAGATGGATGACGTTCTATACTTTCAGAAAAAACTATATCAGACTCTAAACGTTCCGGTAAATCGTCTCAACTCAGACGCTCTATTCTCGCTTGGAAGAGCCACAGAGGTTACACGAGATGAGCTCAAGTTTTCTCGATTCATTACACGTCTGCGCTCTCGATTTGCCACGTTGTTCTTGCGTCTTCTAGAGAAACAATTGGTTCTTAAAGGTGTCATGACGATCGATGATTGGAAGATCATTGAGACCAAGATCAAGTTTAACTTTTCTAAAGACAACTACTTCAGTGAACTGAAAGACGCCGAAATTCTTGAGAATAGAATCAACCTCATGTCACTGATGGAAAATTCTCAATTGATTGGTCGTTACTATTCAATTGACTGGGCTCGCAAGCACGTATTGCAACAGACTGAGGACGAGATCGAGGAACAGAATGAGAAGATTGAGGAGGAACGTTCGGAGGAACAACCCGACCAACCGAGCGACGGAGGTCGTCAGCCTGGTGGGTCAGTGAAACCCGGATCCGGAGATGATCAGGCCGCTCAAACACCAGCCGATGATGAAAGGATCAAAAGGGTCAGGAGTGCTAAGGTTAAATATCGAATGCTAATGCAGAAGGCTAACAAGTCACTGCAAGACGAAGCAGAGCTCAAGAGCTTGGCTCAGGTAGTAGCAAAGAACAAAGATGTAGTATAAAATGAGGAGAACATAATATGGAACCAAACCTAAGCGCTCTCATTCAGGCCAGCAAAGAGACAAGACCCTCAGATTTTCAGTCTCAAGTAAATGATCTTCTAGGCCAGCGTGTAATGGACGCGCTCGAGAGACGTCGCCAAGAAATTGCTCAGTCAATGAATTCTCATGATGAAAAAGACGCAGAACAAACTGGCGCTGAGCTTGAAATTGATCAGGAAATAAATAGTGATGAGAATCAATCAAACGACGAAGCGCAGATCGAGGAACCTAATGGCTAAGACGCTTAAGCAGATTTTAGACGGCATAAAGTCTTCAAAACTCAAGACCAAGGATATTCTCGGCAATCAGCCCGGCGTAGACTACTCTCCAAAGGCAAAAGACGAGCGTGACTTTGCTGACCAGCACCACATCCAGAAACACGCCGATCGTGTGGGTAATGGCGATGACATATATCAGGCGACTAATATCAAGCAGGATACCACGGCGCGTCATGGTCATAAGTCTCGTAATGATGAAAAAGTCTATGAAGCCGCTAAGCGCAATATGACCGAGGCCGATCTCGGCCTCGAGTGCAATATGTCCGAGGCCGGTGTGAAGTGTCCTGTCCACGGCATGATGCAGTGTCCAGCTAAGGTCCTCAATGAAAAGCCGGTAAAGGAAGTTGAGAAGCACAAAGCTGGCAGAGAATTAGCTCTTAAAAAGAAGTCGGGCGATAAGAATTTCGGTATGGCTGAACCAAGAGTAAAGGCTACCGAGGAAGTCGAACAGATAGACGAGATTCTAGTACATAATTATATTTCAGGACCAAAGAATAAAAGCGCGCAAGTTCGTAAAAATATGAACGCTGGTAACTATTCTGTTAAAAAGATAACGGATGACACAGTCGTTGGTATTTCAAATCACGATGATGCAACATCAGCTCATGCTGCAGCTAAGAAACACATCGATGAATCAGAAATAGATAAGTGGTCTAAGCATATGCTTAGACCACTTGGAAGTATTGCCAAGAGCAAACAGACTATGCTCGTAACGATGAAGAAAGATCGTGTCAAAAACACGAAGACTGGTGGTGGCGTCACGCGCATCAAGAAGTCTGAGTACGATCCTAAGATTCATGATCTCGCTGAGGAAGAAGTGATCAACGAACTATCTGCCGATAAACTTAATAGTTATGCGAGCTCAGCTAGAAAACAACATGATAGATTAAAAAGAGTAAAAATAGCAGATGATCCTGAAGCTTCTGACATTAAAAATCGCATGATGCAAAACCGCGCGAAGGGCGTAAATCGCGCTTCAAAAAAGCTAGATAATCCGGTGAAGTTACTTCAATATCGGACCCTAAGTCAAGAATCTAGCGAACTTGGCGAGCGTAAGATGTCTGATGCCGAGATGGAGAAGCGCGAGCGCATTGTTAAGGGAATGAAGAAGAAGCTCAGCGACTTTCGAGCACGCTATGGCAAGCGCGCCAAGGACGTGATGTATGCAGCCGCCACCAAGCAAGCGATGAAAGAAGATCCAGCACAGTCTGCGGCGCCGGAGAATCTCACTAAGAATGAGAAAAAGAAGAAGATGGAGCAATCTGCTCCAGCAGTAACACCGATCACGCTGCCAAACTTCAGCGCTGATGTTAACACGGGTAGAAATGTATGATAATTTTAAAACCACAGGGCGTCGAGATAGCTCTAAGCGCTAATTCTACGGTAGCTAATTCGACACTAGTAAGAGTAATCAATACCGGTGCGACGGGTGTTTTAACGTTTGCTAATAGCGGAGTAACATACGCTAACCTTACGGTATCTAACGCTCAGTATGTTGTAGTTCAGAAGAGTGCATCAGATACCCTGCAGGGAACCAATATGCTTGCGACTCCAATAGCCTGGAAGTACTAATGCGCTTATTTACAGAACTAAACGAAGAAGTCTCTTACCTCTCAGAGGTAAAGGAGAATGGCGAGAAGGAACACTTCATCGAGGGTGTATTCCTTCAGGCCAACAAGAAGAATCGGAACGGTCGCATCTATCCCATAAAAGTCATGGAGCGCGAGGTTCATCGATATATCAATGAAGTGATGGCTCACAACCGCGCCTATGGTGAGCTCGGTCATCCACAGGGTCCACAGATTAATCTAGATCGAGTGTCCCATATCATAACTGAGCTCAAGCGTGATGGTGATAACTTCGTTGGAAAAGCCAAGCTGACAGATACACCCATGGGCAATATTGCAAAAGGTCTTCTGCTCTCCGGTGCTGGTCTGGGTGTTTCTTCAAGAGGTCTTGGCACTCTCAAGCCAACTAAAGACGGAATAATGGAAGTTCAAGACGACTTTCGTCTAGCTACAGCCGCTGATATCGTAGCTGACCCGTCTGCTCCTGACGCTTATGTCAAAGGAATTATGGAAAATGTAGAATTTGTCTATGACACGGTCAAGGGTACGTGGCTAGAGCAAAAGCTTGAGGACGAAAAGAAAGAGATTCGCACTCTGTCTATTGCACAGATCGAGGAGCAGAAGCTGGCTAGATTTAACCGCTTCATCAATTCTCTAAAGACAATCTAATATAAATAAATCAAGTTTCAAGGAGATAATCCATATGACTAAGAAGAGCAAGGAAATTAACGAGGAGCTGGTGGAGATCGTCGAAGAGGATACCGTTGCTGGCGACTCGCTGAAGCCTGCCGCTAGGTCTGTAGCCGATCCAAAGGCGCTCGACGCCTCAAAGGTATCGATGATGAAGACCATGCTGCACGCCGCCTCAGGCATGGACAAGGAAGACATGACTCACTGGTTTAATAAAGCCATGGCTCTGGTTGGTCATGAGGCCGACGAGGTCGGTGATAATTCTGGTAAGAATCAGTCATCTGTAGACATGAAGACTGGATCAGGACCGAAGACCAAGGAAGCGATGCCAAAGATCGCTTCAATTACTCCAGGTCAGTCAATGAAGGAAGACGTCGCCGAGCTGTTCGGCACCGAAGATCTTACCGAAGAGTTTAAGGAAAAGGCGGCCGCGATCTTCGAGGCGGCTGTAGTCTCTCAGGTAATCCTGGCTCGTGAGGAGCTTCATGAGCAGTTTGAGACCAAGCTGGCTGAAGAGATCGAGCGCATCGAAACCGAGACAACAGAGAATCTAGACAAGTATCTCGACTACGTGGTCGAGGAGTGGATGAAGGATAACGAGGTAGCCGTAGAGTCCTCTCTTCGTACAGAGCTTACCAATGACTTCATCGATGGTCTAAAGAACCTGTTCGCCGAGCACTACATCGATCTTCCAGAAGAGAAGGTTGAGGTTGTTGAGCAGATGGCTGATAAAGTCGAGGAACTCGAGAAGAAACTGGACGAAATCATT